AAATTTGATTAACACGTTGATTATAACATCAGAGGGTGTTTTTGTTATGAAAACAACCGGTAATCCAAGTGGATCGGTTAATACAATATCTGATAACACGTTGATCCTTTATCTATTACTTGCGTATGGATGGATAATGGTGAGTCCAGATGAGTGTTGCACCTATAAAGCGTTTGATGAAAATCTTGCGTTAGCTCTATGTGGTGATGACAATACCTGGACTGTGTCAGACGAAGCAGTAAAATACTTCAATGCTCGAAAATTAATTGAAGTTTGGGCAATGTTAGGAATCACAACAACAACTGATTCCCTTGACCCACGTCCCGTAGAGGAGTTGGATTTTTTGTCTGCGCATACGGTATTTAAAGATGGTATTGCGATACCCCTGTATGCACGAGACAAGTTGCTCACATCTCTTCTCTATTCACGCGATCCGGATAATCCATCTTTTACACTTTTGCGTGCTGGTGCGCTATTACGCGTCAGTTATGCAGATCCTGCGATGGTTGGTTATTTACGGGAGCTTATTTCTTGGTTAGTTGAGCAGTATGGTACTGTTTTGGTTGATAGTCCAGAATGGAGGTCTGCATTTCGACAGATCCCGACCGAGAATGAACTTCGTTCTCTTTTTCTTGGTGAGGCAACCGGTGAGATTCCGATGTATCCTCAGAGCTTATTAGGGTGTGTAAATATGAACCTAATAAAAAGAGAGCCCGATATGCAGTATCAGGCTTTAGCTCAGAGACCAAAAAGACAACGTCAATATAAAAAGAAAGCCCCTCCTCTTCCTTCGAGGGGCACACGTAGCTATAATATAGCTCGTGCACGTTTAGCTGGTAGGCCAGCTAGACCTAGAAGGAGGCCACGTCAAAGACGACGTGGTGGGATGGGCATGGGTAGAGAAACGTTTACATCTACTCAGCCCTCGCCGTTATCTAGGCAAATGGGAACGCGCCGTTTAGGTGGGTCTAGGTATCCCTTTCATGGTGATGAAGAGGTTGCTAATGTTAATGGTGGTGATAATTTTGCCGTAGTGCAATATTCAATAAATCCAGGGCAAGCTATTCTCTTTCCTTGGTTAAGTAGAGAGGCTGTTTTGTATGAGAAATATGTTTTCACGCAGCTTGAATTTTATTATCAAACCTTACTTAATGCGACGTCACCTACAGCGATTGGAAAAGTTGTTTATAGTGTTGATTTTGATGCTTCTGATGCACCTCCCACTACGAAACAACAGGCTATGGATTCAGAGCCAGCTGTTTCCTGTGCCCCGTGGGAAAATATGTGTTTATCTATTCCTAAGGGTCAGTTGCGACAGGTGTATACTGATGGTAAGTATGTGCGGCCAGGTGGTTTACCTGGTGCGACTGATATAAAGACGTATGATTTAGGTAACCTTAATGTTATCACTGATAGTCAGGGTGCGACAACGGCACTTGGAGAGCTCCATGTCCGTTATTCTGGTTACTTTATGAATCGTGTTTTGGAAGCAACAACGGGTGCTCCAAATAATAATTCGGTGGCCTTTTTCCAGAGTGTTGGCAATGAGGCGTCTGCTGCAACTACGGTTGCTAAGAATTTAGCTCTTGCAACAGCGACAGTTAATGGGATCGCGGCAGTGAATACTGCAGGGTCCTTTGTTTTGCCAGCTGGAAATTATTTAGTCGATTATGATGTGCAAGTTCTTCAGCAAGCTGCAGATGAAAATTTAGAGACAAAAGCCGATATGCAGGTTGGTGGTGTTTCAATTTGGGCAGCTGGGAATGTTCCATTGACAGTGAACAATGCAACTGGGTTTGCTATATCATCAAATTCTTTGTCTGGTTCTGTGTTCTTTGCAAGTACCGGAACTAATGCTATTACTTTTCCTGTAACTAACACTTATACTGCTGGAGCCCCGACTATGGGAGGCAGTGTTCGTTTTACAGCAATTTAAGAAAGAAAATTCTTTTTGGTAGCCACGTGTTGGCGTAGACATGATTCCTCCACATGTCCCTTGGCTAGAGGTTAAATGGTCTAGTTTGTTGCTAGGATAAATACTAACAGTTTTAAGATTTTGTCAAAAATTTAGTTAATTGAGATTGAGAATGGTGGCACGTTCTTGTTTCTCGTTAACGATGACTTTTGTTGTTTCAATATGAAACATTGACTTATTCCGTATTCAGAATGAAATCGGTGACAGCAATGCAATATGCAAAGTGATTTGTAAAACGTTTTAAGAAATAGTTTAGCCGTTCGGAAACAGGGCCGGGATATAAACATACTGAAGAATGTACCTTTGTTAGGAGTTCAAATTTGATCTAGAGAGAAATCTCCATTGTTCCAAGT